CCTCTCATCTTTAAGTACACTCTTACCTAATGGTCCAAGCTCTCTAGCTTTCTTTTGAAACCACACTGCCGCTTCTTTTGAACGAGCTTGTAGTCCTTTACGGAATGCTTCTGCTTCTAATGTATCAAATAAACTGGCCATTAAATTTCCTCTTTAATCATAACTATATTTATACTCTTTTCTTAAGAGCTTTCCATATTCTTTTGCCAGTCTTTGTTTTGCTTGCTTTAAATCTCATAGACATTGTACGTATACCCATAGCTTCTAATTCTTTCTCAGTCCATATTTGAAACTCATAACCTCTGTCATCTGCATACCTCTTAGCATACTTCCACTTAGATGTATTCTTCATATAGGTTAATGCTTCATTTAGTTTTTTTCTTTTGGGAGGTACGGTTTGAGCACTTGGTTTTATCTCAACTAAAATGGTTTTACCTGTCTTTGTTTTAATAGTAAGGTCAACAAAATACCTATGAGCCTTCCTATCGGTTGAACATATATAAGGTATAACGGTTTCTTCAGACTGCCACCACCTAACCCATGATGCTTTATCTAAATATCTAAATGCATTCCTTTCCCATAATGACCTATAATGTATCATATCAACATTACCATTATATTTTTCAGGGTGTTTTGGTCTCCATGAACCAGAATATGTCTTTTTCATACGAGTATTTATAAAGAAACGTATAAATAAGTAATATACAAACCAAGGAACAATAATGTCAAACGGAGACGCACCACTAGGGACACCACAATTTAAATTAAGAGGTCCAAATGTAAGAAAAAATTCAGCGGCTGATGGTTTTGAGCATTGGAGATATCCACATTCAATTGGTGCTGATACTGATGTAGATGATATAAATTTTAATAGTAATCAAACTAGTGAATTTGCTATTGAACGTATGAGTGAAATATCTGAACAAACAATTGAACCATTTGTGATGTTTGAGTTTATGAAAATAAATGAAGAAAGGAGAGCAGCAAGAACTGCAACCAATACTCAAACAATTAAAGATGTTTTTAACCTTGATAAATTAGATAGAGTTAATGCACGCGTCAATGAAGCATCAGACGAAAAACTAGTCCAAGAGAATACTTCAGCAACTGGTTGGCAATATCCATCATCAACAAGTGTTAAGGGTGATGAATTAATGCCTAGTGCTTGGGAAAAAACTAAAGCATGGATTGGTACTTTATTTAGTACAGCTGAAAGAGATTATACAGGTTCAATTTGTTTATATATGCCAACAGATATTCAAATAAATGATACTATGGTATATAATGAAGACACAAGAAAAATTGGAGCATTATTTGAATCTATAATAAATAAACCTAAGGGTGATTGGGATTTATGGAATCCAACTATTATGTTAGACCCAACTATTACAGCCGCAGTAGGTGGTATTGCTGGTAAATTAGTTAAAGGTAATACTGGTGCAGCAGTAACTGCTTTTGCTACTTATGGCATAGGTGATATTCTTCAAACAGAAATTCAAAGGACCACAGGTCAAGTTGCTAATCCAAATGAACTTTTAAGATATGCATCAACCGCATTAAGAAGCTTTACATTTGCTTGGACATTTTTACCAGATAGTGAAGATGAATCAAAACAAGTGAGCGGTCTTATTAAATTATTTAGAAAATCAGCTCATGCTGTTAGAGATAGTTCAACACTAATAATTGTACCTGACCATGTTATTTGTTCATTTCATGGTGCGACAGATATAGTTCAAATCCCTCCGTGTTATATTGAATCAGTTAGTGTTAATTATAACCCAAATAATTCTTCATTCTTTAAGGAAGGTAATAGACCAGTTGAAATTAAAATGGGTGTTACACTTAAAGAGATAGTTCCAATATACCAAAAAGACGTAGGAGATGGTTACTAATGTATTTTGCAAATATAAGAAACGCATTAATAGATATAGATGGTTCTAATAATCTAGATGTATTAAAAAATCTAACATCAAAAGCAAAGGTTTCTGATAAATTAATTAATAGTGCTGGTTATTATCAAACAATAGCAGTTCTAGATGGTGAAAGGCCTGACCATTTAAGTAAGAGATTATATAATACTGAAACTTTTCATTGGACATTCCTATTACTTAATCCTCAAATAAAAAATATATGGGATGATTGGCCAATGAAATGGAGTCAATTAGTTGAGTACTGTACAGAAAAATATCAATACCTTGCAGCTGATACTGATGATGACCTCAATAATAAGTTTACTTTAGGTGAGGTTGTTACTGGTTCTGTATCAAATGCAACTGGCACTCTTAAAGAGATACACGTCAATATGGGTTACCTTGTTATTGAAAAAATATCAGGTACATTTACTATAACGGGTGAAACAATAAATGGTGTTAGTTCTGCAGATTCTGTTGCTTGTAATTTTATTAAGAGCCAAGCTTATGCTCCTCATCATCATACAGATGATTCAACTGGAGCATGGGTACCAAGACGTGCAGCTGGCACAACCCCTTACACATATATTGATTATGAGTCTGCTGTAACCGAACAAAATAGGAATATAAAAGTAGTTAAACCGGAGTTTATTGAACAAATAGCTAGACAATTTGCTAATGTAATGGGTGGATAATGTTAAACATAAATGCATTCGAATTAAAAGTTGCTGGAGTCGACATAAGCAAGATGGTTCTTGCCTTAACTGTATTTGAAAGTTTACAAGGGCAAATTGAAGGAAGTTTAGTAGTTAAAGATAATATAAATTTTTATGATACTTTTATTTCTCATTTTCAACCTACTGTTGAAATAGCTTTTAGTTATATTGGAGTAGCATGTAAAAATATTTTTGCTGCTAATGGTATTACTAATATGCAAATAGAAAAATTAGGTAAAACATATATTATTCATTTTATTAGCTATACATCAGTGAATATGGAAATGGAAAGTCTTAACCTTGTATATTCTGGACCAAGCCATACAATATTAAAAGCGATGTGGTATGAAACTCAAGGGAATAATTTACTATTAAATGTTGATTCAAAAGCAGTTACAAAGGGTAGATATATTGTTCCAAATGTTAGAGCAGGAGTTGCAATACACAATGTATTAAATTCCATGTATGATGATGAACAAACCGCGTTTTGTTTATATCAAAGATTTTGGGATAATGGAGAAACAAGATTATCTTCTTTTAGTCACATGGATAAAAATTATTTTATGGAAAAGCAATTGGTTGGTACATATTATGTAGAAAATAAATTTACAATAAAACATATTATATCTGGTACTAGCTCTGAAGAAGATGGTTTATCTAGTTTAAATGAAGTAGGCACATCAAATGACTTTGCCTTAGAGGAATTTCAAAAAGACTTTTATCAAAAATTGGCTGCTGGCTTTTGGGGAACTAAAATTTCTCATATACATTTAGATGAAACTACAAAAGAAGATTTGAAACCAGCTGAAGCAACTAAAGAGCTCTCACAAACTAGATTTAAATTATCAAATAAATTATATGATGATAATACAAAAAGCATATTTAGTACTATTCAAGACCCAGCTGCTATAGCTGCATTTAATGCTAAAAATAGAATACTTCATGGACAATATTTAAAGGTAAATAATATGGTACCAGTACCAGGCCTTAGTGCTGGATTTTCTGTAAATGTTGACCAAGGAGGAAGTAATATTTCTGGGTCAAGACAAGATAATAATTATATAATTTCTAGTATTAATCATAAAATTACATTAGATGATGGCGTATTTAGTTATTCACAGGATTTAGGATTGGTGAGAGAATAATGTATTTTGGAATAGTAAAAAATATTAATGACCCAGAACAACTTGGAAGAGTTAAGGTTAGTGTATATGGTTGTCATAACAAGATAGATACAAAAGACCTTCCGTGGTCAATAGTTATGATGCCTTCAAACACACCTGCTAAAAGTGGTGTAGGACATTCAGTAAATTTATTAGTTGGTACATTAGTATGTGGCATGTTTTTAGACTCTTATAAGCAAGAATTTTTGGTGATGGGTTCTCTTCCTACCAAAACCGATGGTATTGAAGATAATAATATTAGAGTAAGAGCTGGAGCAGACCCAAATACAGAAGACCCTGTTGGTTTATATCAACCTCCTAGTACATATGCTCCAGTATATCCATATAATAATGTATATTCAACAGAGAGTGGTCACGTTAAAGAATATGATGATACTCCTGGTGTAGAGCGTATAACAGAAAGACATACTAGTGGAACAAGATATGAGATAGACCCAAATGGTACAAAGAATGAAACTATTGTAAGAGATAATTATAAATTAGTAGTAGGACATGATACGCTTGAAGTATATGGTAATGTTAAAATTGTTGTAAGTGGTGATACAGATATCGCTGTAGCAGGTACTCTTACTGCTAAAGTTACTGGTAATATATCATTAGTTGGCGTTGATGCTGAGGACAATGCACAGCTTGGTATCACTATGGATAATACAAATGATAAAATTATATTAGAGACAGTTAATAATATTGTTACTATGGATAATGCTAATAATAAAATCACATTAGACACTGATGATGTTGAGATAACAGGTAATCTAAAAGTAGTTGGTACAACTCATACTAGCTCATCACAAAAAGTTGATAGTCATACACACACTCATTCTGGTATTAATCCATCGGATGCGCTTACATAAGTATAAATAAGATATATGGCAACGATAGCACGACAAACAACGTATAAAGATTTAGATTTTACTTTTAAGCAAAATCCTAATACCAATGACGTTGGAATAAAGAAAGATAATGCATCAATAAGTCAAAGTGTATTAAACATATTAAGAACGAATCATGGAGAGAGACCATTTAATTATAAATTTGGTGCTAACTTAAGGAGATATTTATTTGAGAATATGACTAGAGCAACAGCAGCAAATATGACTACCTCTATTGAAACAGCTTTAGGAAATTGGGAACCAAGAATAGAAGTACTTAATACAAATATTCAAGCTAAGGCTGATGAAAACGAAGTATTTATAACAGTAACCGGTAGAGTTAAATCTAGCAATGAGGTATTAGATATAACAACCACAATAGAGAGATTACGATAATGGCAATAGAACGCAGAATTTCAGCAAGTGAATTAGATTTTGACCAATTAAAATTAAACCTAGTTAATTATATGAAGGCAACAGATACGACCTTCAATGATTATAACTATGAAGGCTCAGCAATGGCAACCATTATTGATGTATTAAGTTATGTAACACATATAAATTCAATGAATGCAAACTTTGCCCTTAATGAAACGTTCCTTGACACAGCTCAATTACGAACTTCTGTGGTATCTCATGCTAAACTATTAGGATATACACCAAGGTCTATTGCTCCATCTACTGCATTTATAAATTGTAAAATGGCTACTGGGTCTGCCTCTCCTTTATGGAACCATGATTCAGATAATAATCCATTACCATTAACTATGCAAAGGGGCGCTACATTTTCAACCGTCATTGATGGTATCACATATCCAATGTTTAATTCAACAACCACTACCATTAATTATAATGCAACTGATGGTTGGTTATTCTCTAATATCCAAATTGAACAAGGAGTATTAGAAAGTATAGCATATATATTCCAAAATAATACTTTTGAGACATATTTAATTCCAGATATTAATGTAAATACAAAATCCATTAAAGTTACTGTGACAGATTCAGCTGCATCTACTGCAGCTAAAGTTTATACACTTAACACTAATGTAGTAAACATAGATGGCACATCCGAAGTATTCTTTTTAGAGGAAGGAAGAGATGGTTATTATGAAATTAAGTTTGGTGACAACATAATTGGTAAAAGACCTGGTAATGGAAACACTGTTTCAATTGAATTTTCTAAGATAGCAACAGGTACTGATGTGAATGGTGCCACCACATTTACATTAACCGATTCAATTGCTGGTAACTCAGATGAGACCATCACATTAGTAACTAAAGCTACTGGTGGTGCACCAAGAGAAACTAAAGAAGCAATTAAATTTAATGCTCCTCTTGCTCATGTATCTCAAAACAGGGCTGTTACACCTGACGATTATAAAGCTATTATTAAAAACGAATTTGCCGACATTGAAGCTGTTGCAGTATGGGGTGGAGAGGACCATGATGTACCAGACTATGGTAAGGTTTATATAAGTATTAAACCATTATCTGCTGAAGTACTTACTGCCACACAAAAGACAACAATCATAACAAATATTCTTAAACCAAAAAATGTTGTATCCATCACACCCGTACTGGTTGACCCGGATTATACATATATTGATTTAGAAGTTTACTTTAAATATAATCCAAACCTTGCTACAGTTACAGCATCTGGTCTTGCAACTAATGTAAGGAGCACACTCGTCTCATATAATACTGACACACTTAGAAGTTTTGGTGGAGTATATAGAGACTCAAATGTTCTTAAAAGGATTGACGATACTAATATTGCTATCCTATCTAATATTACTCGTATTAAAATGACTAAAAAGATTACACCTACTCTTAGTACAGCTACTAAATATACACTTAAGTTTAATCAAGCATTAACTGACTTAGATGGTTCTACATCAGCTCTTGGTTCTTATTTGACCTCAACGTTATTTACATTTAGTGGTGTACAATGTAGGCTTAAAGACTACTATGATACTTCAACTGCTACTAGAATTATTCAAATTATAGGAACAGATGGTACAATATATGGTACAAACCTTGGTGATGTTAATGAAGAAGATGGAACAGTTACTTTAAATAGTTTTGCTCCAACAGCATTACCAACAGGGTTAACTACGATTGACGTGACTGTTAAGCCGGCCTCATCTGACATTAAACCTACAAGGAATGAACTATTAACTATTAATACCTCAACCGCAACTATAACAGGAGAGATAGATACTATGGCTACTGGTGGTACTACTGCTGGTATTGATTATACAACGGTAAGTAACTAATGTCAACTTTAGGTAAATATAATATATCATCATATATAGATGATTTAATACCTGAACATATACAGTCTTTATATCCTGAATTGGTTTCATTTCTTAAGGTATATGCTCTTTATTTAGAGCGTCAGAATAAATCAGGATTCTATCTTAATGCATTAGATATCCAAAGAGATATTGATTTTATAGAAGATAGTCTCCTTACAGAATTACAAAATGAGATTGGTATTGCGGTACCAAGAGACTTTGCTACAGACCCAAGGAAATTTTATAAAAGGCTTGTTGAGTTCTATAGAAGTAGGG